TATGGCACCTAAAAATATTTCAGGACTTAATATAGGTGATACCGATCAATTATTAAATCTAATGGGTTTTCAAAGACCTAAGACTGCCTCTGAAATTATGGAGCTATACAATCAGGGCTTGGCTGGTAAAGGCCCATTAAAAGATAAGTTTATATCACCAATTGGACAATTGCAAACATCACCTGGCGAAACTACAGGCATGGGTATTTTAAAGGGTATAGGCAATATTGGGTTGTCTGGATTAGAAAATTTAAGGAAAGCAACAGGTTTAATATCTGCTTTTACAGACCCAACTGGTAATGTTATTGGTGATATATTATCTCAAGAATCACCCGAGGGTTTCAAAAAAAGAGTAGCAGGCAGAGATAGATCAAAAGACACAGTAACTGGTCAAGAACCTTTTTTACCAAATGTAGAGCCAAATATACCTGGCTCAGACATATTTACGCAAGTCGGTCAAGATAGATTACAATCAGCTGCTGCAAAAGCTATACAAGATACCTTAAAAGGAAGTCAGCCTGATGCCAGAGCATTTGGTGCTGGTGATTTTGCTGATGCTGAAACTGTTGCTAAAATACAAAAAGAAGCTGAAACAGATACCTCTGCACCCGATAGTGATATTGACTATACAGATACATTTACAGACAAAGATTTAGAAACAGCTTCTGATACAGGGGAGGGCCAAGCACTTACAAATGCACAACAAGCTACAAAGAGTGCATTAGACTCTTTTTTACAAGAAGTAAAACCTGGCATAAAGCCTGGTGAATATGCGGATTATATTAAAGAATTTGGTGAAGCTACAGGATTAGATATATCTGGCGACCCTGATACTAAACAAGCATTAATGTCTTTTGGTTTAGCACTTATGCAAAACAGAGCTGGTAAAGGTTTTAATTTAAGCAATATACTTGGTTCAGTTGGCGAGGCAGGAGAGGCTGCTATGCCAGAGTTTAGTAAGGCTGTTAGTGAGGCTAAAGCCATAAGAGCAAAAGCTGGTGCATTTGCTATTAGCAGAAAAAAAGAAGATCAAGCAGCAGCCATGAACAGAGGTAATTACTATATTGTACCAAAAGGTAAAACTGGTGGCATAAAAGGTTTACAACAAAATTTTGAAAAAGGTCAAAATGTTAGACTTAATAGTTTTGAACTTGCAGCACTAGACGAAAATGCTAAATTTAATGAACAGTTTGAAATTATACCTGATGCAATATACAAGAAAGCTGCAGAGGCTTATTTTAAAACACCTGAGTTTGGTGAAAAATATATGTCAAAATATACACCGATTTCTTTATTTAAGGATGCACCTAAAGATTTGCAAATTGACGTTGCAAATATAAATCCTAATTATAAAGGTCCTGATTTACCAAAACAAGGTTTTTTCAATCCTAACCAATATGATACTTATATTCAAAGACTTACAAGAATGGACAATGGCTTAAACAAAATTGAAAAAGATTTGGGGAAAGCTTATAACATTGTCAAGTCTGGAAAAGTAGATGCTCCAGGACAAATATCGGATAGTATTTCAAGTTTTGCAGCAGCTTTTGGCTTTAAAGGCAGTGATGATGCGACAGACAAAGCTAAAGTTTTATATGTTTTAGATTCGATAGCTGCTAAAAAAGCACCACAAATTTTAGGTGAGGCTGGTAAAACCATTTCAGATGCAGATAGAGAAAGAGTTACAAAAATTGTTGGTAGATTAGACACTTTTTCTGATCCAAGAACCTTACAGTTAGCTTTAAAAGAAGTTTACGAATTAATTGTTGTTGAAGGCAAACAAGATATTAGAGATGGTGTAACCACCTTAAATAAATATACTGGAAGAGAGACTCCTGTTTTTGAAAATAAATACAAAGGTTTAAAAGTAGGAGATGATGGTATATTTAATGTTCAAGATGAAGATGACTAATGGCTGTTATAAAAGTAAGAGATCCTGCAAGCGGTGATATAAAACAATTTAATATTAAAGGTGATACACCTACAGATACTGAAAAACAAAGAATATTAAGTGTTTTACAACAAACTCCAAGATTAGGTCAGCTTAAAGGTTTAGAGCAAGCTGGTGACACGATTAGTAACAAAGATAGAGAAAATTTTGATTATAAAACTGGTGCAGATTCTGGATTAAGAGCCTTGTTATCTTTTGGTGAATCAGCAGAAGATCAAGAGGCTATATTAACAAAGCTTGTAGGAGCAGATGGTTTTACAAGAGATAATGAAGGAAGATTAGCATTAACATTTGAAGGTCAACGTAAACGTGGATTAGATCCTGTGGGTAAAAATTTAGTCATAGAAGATGAGGGTTTTTCATTTGGTGATATAGCTGACTTAACTGGATTTGTGCCAGAAACTGTGGGTGCTATAGGTGGTACTATATTAGGATTACCTTTTGGATTAGCTGGTGCATCGGTTGGAGCTGGTGCTGGTGCTGCACTTGGACAGACGATAGAAGAAGGCGTTGAAAGTTTACTTGGCGTACAAAAGCAAAGTGCGGAAGAAGTGGCAAAAGATGTTGCTACAGAAGCTGCTTTGGCAGCTACTTTTGAATTTGGTGCTGGATTAATATTTAAGGCTGGTAGAGCAGTAGTCGGTGGTGGAGCAAAACTAGCTAAAGGTGCTGGAACTCCAACAGCAAAACTCGAAGGCGAAAAATTAGCTAGAGTAGAAAGATTATTAGACAGAGATTATATACCAAGTGCTGACGCTCTAGGTGCACCAGCAATGGTTGGGTACAGACAAAAGTTTTCTGAAAATGTACTAAGAGACGATACAAGATTAAGAAAAAATTTAGATGCAGCTTTTAGAGATAAAGACAATTTAATAAATGATTTAATAGGTGCTCAAGCAGATGCAGCGGCTGTTGGGTTTGGTAATTTGTCAAAACAACAATTCAACACATTAAAAAAAGCACAAACAGACGCATCAAAAGCCTCAATAAAAGCTATTAATGAAAGTATTGATTACATTCAAAAAAATGTAGATATGGATGTTAGCATTAATGAAAGATTATTAAATAGAGTCAATGATGCTTTTATAAAGTTTGAAAATAAAACCGCATCTGATTTTGCAAGAGTAGATGACTTATTAAAAGAGGTTGAATTACCAGGTGGTGCATCAGCACAAACAGCAAGAGTTGTGCCGACATTGGAGATAAAAGCTTCTCTTGAAACAGTTATTGAAGAAGCTGGTGGTATAGGGGCTACTGCGACAAGAACACAAGCTGCAGTTGAAGCCATTAGAAATCTTCCTGAACAGGCAAGTTTTAGACAAGTTGTATTAGCAAGAAAACAACTTAATGATGCCTTGATGTCAGAGAACGCTTTATTTAGAAGAGTGTTAGATGATAATTTAACAGGTTTAAGAAATACTTTAGACAGAGCTGTTGATGGATCTAATTTAACTAAGTTGGAAGGTTTAAAAGGTTTATCAAACGCTGCCAAAGAAAAGATAAGAGAAGCATCACAACTTAGACTTGACGCTATGAACTCTTACAAGGCTGGAAGAAAAGCTTTTGAAGATTTAGAAAGATTTGGCCTCATTAGAAGTATAAGAGATTTGGGTGTTGATAACCCTAATGTAAAATTTGAAATAGATACGTTTTTTAACAGAGTGTTAAAGTCAGATCAACCTGAAAGGCTTAAACAATTAATAACGACTGTCGGAGATCAAGGAGAGGTTTTAAGACAAGAGTTATCAAGGTCATTCTTGGAAAACTCAATTAGAAAAACTGGCATTGCTCAAAGTGGTGAGTTGTCATCTGGTAAATTTAGTGGCACTTTATTTAACAATCAAATACTTAAACTTGGCGATGATGTTGGCAAGGTATTGTTTAAGGAGCAATGGAATGAGTTAAAAAACCTTGGTGAAGTGATTGCTAGGTCAGGAACAGAAAAGCTTGATAAAGAAATTTTAGATGAAATCATTGCTCGTGGCACAGCACAAAATAGACCGCTTGTAGATTCTTTAAAAGAATTAGCAGAGGCTAAAGAGGCTTTTGCACAAACAAAAAGCATTAGCTTAGTCAATAGAATGAATCAAGGGTTGTTAGACCCAGCAGAGGCTGTGCAAATTGTTGCAACACCTGGTCGTGTTTCTTTAGCAGAAGCAAAGAAAATTAAAAAGTTTTTTGAAAAAGATCCAGAGGCTTTGCAAAATCTTAAACAATTTGTGGTAGAAGATATACTGTCAGCAGTTGATCAAAATGTGTTTTCAAGTTCACAAACAGCACAAGCTTTGCTTAAACACATAAATAGATTTGATCCAAAGGTTATGAAAGAAATACTTGGAGAAAATGAGTTTACAGCTCTTAAAGAATTTGGAAAAGATTTAGAACTTTTAAGCGATGTGTCAAGAGAGGGCACAATAGCTGCCGCAGGTATTACATCAAATCCTATCAAAAGATTTAAAGAGATTGTACAAGCAAAAATATTTAACATGATTGGATCTAATCCAGAGATAGCTAGAAAGTATGTTCAAGCAGCCAAGGCTGGTAGAGGCAATCCAGAAGCTGTAAATGACAGAGTAGCTGA